GTCGCCTTGTGGCTAAAAAAACGACCTCCTTTACGGCTATTACATGATTTACAGAGGCTTTGTAGATTGTCTAAAGCCCACATGCTTCCGCCTTTTACACGAGGAAATATATGATCAACCGATGTGGCTGGTGCATTGCAAAGGGCGCACTGCCATCCATCCCTGTCAAGGATCTGTATGCGTAGCTTCTTCCACTTACCACTACCTAACGCACGTTCGCTCAATGCCATCCCTTACGTTTGAAGTGATCTAATGCTTTACACATTGAACCATATCTATTGTGATTGTACTTAATACCCCACTCTACCTGTTTATATCCATCTACTTTACTAAGATACTTAGATCTACCTTGTGGTATGCCATAATGTGAACCATTCTTAGCTTTAGGATTCCATCTACTTTCTTTATGATATAACTCATCTAAGCAGTAGAACTCTGTGAATGAATGATTTAACTGGATAAATGCATATTGTTTGTAATGCATGGGTTTGTCAGCTGCAACGGAATAATCTTTTGAAAAGCAAAGGCTAAATGCAATTAGCAAAGAGGTCGCCCAAACTCTGCGCCTTCCGAGTCTAGCCGCTGGCGACTCAGCTTTTCGATTTAAGATCGAACGCTTTTTTAGGGTACCATACATAACAAAATCCTTTCAAGTTAGATAACAATATCATCTCACTATGTGGACAGTGATTTAGATCACAATGTATTTACATTGATAACGTAGATCATCGCCTTCTTGCCATGTTTGATCGTAGCCAATCTCGTTCATGCTAACTCTTCAAACAAAGCTAATTGATCTTTGTGGTTATTAAACAATTTATTGTAGAAATCTTTATTATTGTAAGTTTTGAGCCTGTGGCAATTAGCGCACAAAGTTTGTAGATTTTCTTTATCATTGTTTTGATTATTTCCATCAATATGATCTACATCTAACTGACCTAGCCAAACAGGTATAAACCCACATATTTCACAATAACTTTTTTTATGTATAGCATATTTCTTAGTACGACATTGATGGCACATTCTTCGATAACGTTTGATACCTCTGTGATCCCTACCTTTAGAACTCAAACGATTACCGCAGCCACATAAATTCATGGTTTGCTACCCCAGCCTTTACCCTTGAATACTAACCCAGGTGCTGAATACAGCCTGGTCATTAATGTATAACATTTAGGACAATCCATAGTAGGCAGATCCTCAGTAAATGATCTAAAAGTAGAGCCAAAGGTGCCGCACTCATTACAGCTAAACTCATATGTAGGCATTACTTTGCTCCAATCAACTGGCAAGTGTGGCAGACCACGGATTCGAACTTCCAACCACCACACTTATCACATCTGCATATGTCCGAGTCTGGTATATGCAAAGCTTCAACTATATTCTTAACTCCCACGCAACCACAGCTAGTGCATTGGTAGAGTCTAAATCCTTCTGGCAGATCCTCAGAGTCAAGCCATAAGAACTCAGTATTACGCTTACATCCATTGCACTTAAACTGCGTGTAATTAGTCACGATTTATCAACTCATGACATCTAAAACATGTGCCATCTCTAAAGACTCGATCATCTTCACAGACTTCACACTTGATTACTGTTGGCTCCAGGTGTACTCCATTATCATCCATTACGACTTGCACACCTTTACCATTAATAAATGCTATGTAGCCCATAGTCACTCCTTATCCTTTGGAAAATACCAAGCACCTGTACTGGTTTGTTTAGCCCAGATAGCATGCTCTTTAATGTTATCTAAACAGATATAACCATAGAAAGGTTTTTTAGTTGTCTTGCTTAAACCCTTCTTTAATGCCATTCCCTTAGCGCAGCCACATTCAGGCGGTGGATTAGGTGCTTCTGGCACAGCTGTAGTCCAATCACTATCGCCCCATTGCACTGGATCTTCTAGTTTGTTTTCTACAGTAAAGGATTCTGATTTAGCGTTTACTAAAGCCATTTCTTCTCGGCTTGGTCGCTTACCTTTAGCTGAGAAACCTGCGTTTGCAAGCGCCCTACCAATCGCACTTGTTTCCGCATTAGGTAAAGCGAAGTTTGCGTTAACACCCCGATCACTAATAGTCTCCATCGCAATCCCCGTAGCACACGCTTTGAGATCGGCTTCTGTCTTGAAGACTCTAGCGATAACAATGAATCTGTTTGCACTAGCTTCAAGTAATTCTGTTTCGATTCTTCCATCACTGTACATCCCCCAAAACGTATGTAGTCGGCTATCAACTGTTTCATAATTGCTTAAATCAAACGCCATAATTAATGCTCCCATTCAAAGTCTTTATCCTGCATGTATTCATGACAGGTTTTTGATATGGCAATATACGCAAGTGCGTCTTTGTAGTGATCGTCAAGCTCTGGACTTTCCACGCTTCGACTAATTTTGAGCAGTGCCATACAGCCTGCCACTTGATTTGATGTGATCGGGAAATTGAGATACGCAGACCATAATTTGGCAATTCGATCCATCTGGATTGCTGGGTGGCCGTAATGCATCCCTCTGTCGTGTATAAGTGTGACCGCATCTGCAAACAGTTTCTCAGTGTTTGTCATAATCAAACACAGCTCTAGATCTTAGTTTCTCAATCTTCTGATTATGCTCAATAGATGCTTTCCAGCCAGCTGATCTACCGACCCAGTAGCCACGATCAAACGCTCTACTTTGTATCTTCCAATAAGCCAGTACCAACACTGCTAAACCTAGCATGATCATAAAAAATATCAGACCATCCTGTCTAGCTTCTAGCCATATGTTATTCATTTGTAGCCCTACTTTCTATGCTCACGCTTTGTGGCATGTCAATAGTGTGACACTTGTGTATGACTTTGTGGATGATTTAAGGCTTAATTTTGATAACGATTTGATAACGTTATTTGTAGAGTTTGCCCTCGAATATAAAACTGCCATCTGCATTGATAGGTATAGTTATTACCTGAACCTTACGCTCATGCACGTATGCTACTGCGATCCCTTGCTGCCAATTTGCATAGCCCTTCGTGTAGGCCATGCCTGAACTGCTTAAATCTACTAAATTACCAACCTCAACACCCCATACAGTACGCCCTAATTGCCCTCTAGAAGCCTCTGTAAAAGCGGATACCCCTAGTCTATGGGTGTGTCCACAGACAACGCTCTTACCTAGCCTTCTAGCCCCGTTTAAGGCTGTTTGCCCAGGCACTTGGCTAAGAGGGAAAGCATCTCCATGAACGGCTGTCCAGCCTGGCGCCCAGTCAAGCCCAAAAGGACTGAATTTGATTCCGAGCTTGTCATATCCCATAAAACGCTCATACTGCATTTCTGGTAAGTTGAGGAATGATGGTAGTCGTTTTTTGATTGATCGGTAAAGTCTGATTCCATGATTACTTCCTAATACATCTGTTACGCCTAAGTATGTTAGGACTTCTTGTGTTTGTTTTCTATCGTCATTTATGTTGCCAACCATCTCATCAATGGTGCCAGCATTAAAACCACCTAGCTGTGGTAAATCAATCTCATCACCAATGCATATAGTCCTATGTGGATTCCACTTGGCTAAAAAGCGGCCAACAGATTTAACAGATTTCTCATTAAAAAAAGGTACTTGCAGGTCAGACACAAACGCTATGCGCTTAATCGTCATCCTCATCTGGAGTAGGAATAGAAGGGATAATGCCGTCTTCTCCCACTACCCAATCGGGCATGGAAGATGGACTATCCATTAAATAGAGAGCAACTGACTCATCAAATCCAGCCTTGCGTGCAGCTCTAAACATTTCATGTTTGGCAATATAAAACACTTCTAACTTAGTTAATGGCTCTGGTGATTTACGCACCCTGCGCCGATTAATCTTTTTGCGTTTACGTGTAGTTGCCATATTGCTATTGTCGCTTATTCATGATAAGGAATAGATCATCGACACGCTGTTCTAATCTAGTTAATTGATCTTTCATGCTAGAGCCACCATTAGGTCGTAACTCATTTAGCCAACCTTTAACTAAAAAACGTAATCCTATTAGCACGCCTGATAGCACGGCCATAACGCCAGCGCCAAAGCCAGCCCATTCTGCTGGGCTCATTTTTCATCAGCACCGACACCATAAGCTGTATCGGATTTATCTAAAG